GTAGGGTCTTGCGCAATTCAGCTTAATAAAATCAATGAAATGCGAGAGCTTGTTTTAGGTTCTAGTCGGAAGCATGTTGACCCATGAGTGACGAGCCTAAAGTCCCATATGAACAACTTTTAGATAGCCTTGGAAAGGCCATGCCTGAGTTGGCTGCCAGTTTTTTTTCCAAGTTTCCAGCAAAGGACAACCATAAGCTGAACTTGTATTCGGATGTGCTGGGGTTCCTTGCTGGATGCATCATCACTTGGATGATTCAGGAAAATTTTGGGCCTTATGCTAAAGTGAGTTTCTCATACGCAACAACAACAGTTCTGTGTCATGGACTAACATGGTTAATCTGGTTGCTGCTAGTTGGGCTGTGTTTGAGAACTACTTTTATTCGCTCCGAGGCAGCCATGAAACCTGAGGCAGCAAAACCTACCTCGAAAGAGGCGGCTTAGAATCAATCCTAAGCCTCCTCTTATCTCCATATGGCTAAGTTGCCAAAGGTAAATCCCCAATTGATGTTGTATAGCGAGGGCTCAGTTGCTCCCGTTTCATCATCCATTCCCTGGCACTCCCACCACGCGCCCCGAAATAGACCTTTCCCAAGTTCCCACGGTTGATCTTGTCAATCACTTGCATCAGCGCCTCGCTGTGCGGTGCCTGTTGCTCGCCGGCGAACAGATCCCCTTGCTGCATGCCGATGGGGATGAAGTCGGCCAACATGACTCCCCCCTTCTGATAGCGGTGCCCATCTCGCCAGATATGGGAGAGCAGAGGAGAGATCAGGGCCAGCAGCGCCCGTGTGTCGTTGGTAGGTAGGGTCAGCTTGGTGCAGACCTGCTCGCCGTAATAGGGGGCCCGGTCGTTGAATGAGCTGGTCCGGATGAACAGGGTGACATGGCGGCAGCACATGCCCTCTGACCTGAGCTTCTCGGCGGCCCTCTCCATGTAGCCGGCGAGGGCCTGATGCATGGGCCCCATGGTAGTGATCCGTTCGCCAAAGGAGCGAGAGCAGATGATCTGCTGTTTGGCCTGCGCAAGCTGCTCAAGGTCCGCGCAGGGGATCCCCCGCAGTTCCTGCACCGTTCTCTCTACCACAACCCCATATTGGCGGCGAAGGCTCTTGGGGTCGGCGGCGACCAGTTCGGCCACTGTGCGGATCCCCTGAGACTCCAGCTTGGCCGTCAGCCGCCGGCCAATCCCCCAGACTTCCTCGATCGGGGTGATGGCCATCAGTCTGGCCCGCCTGGCCTCGTCTCGCAGGTCGACAACACCGCCAGTGGCCGGCCACTTCTTGGCCGCATAGTTGGCAAGCTTGGCCAGGGTCTTGGTGGGCCCGATGCCGATCCCAACGGTGAGCCCCGTCCACTGTTGCACCCGTTCGCGGATCTGGCGGCCATATGCCACCAGGTCGCCGGCCCAGCTCTCGCTCAGTTCAACAAATGCCTCATCAATGCTGTAGACCTCGACTGTCGGCGCCATGCCTTCCAGGGTCGTCATCACCCGCTGGGACATGTCGCCATAGAGGGCGTAGTTGGAGCTGAACCAGATGCCGCCCTGCGCCTCGTAGGTATCCCGGATCTGGAAGTAGGGCACCCCCATCTTGATCCCCATGGCTTTGGCTTCGGCACTGCGGGCCACCACACAGCCATCATTGTTGGAGAGCACCACGATAGGCCGCCCCTTGAGGTCTGGCCGGAACAGACGTTCGCAGGAGGCATAGAAGTTGTTGACGTCGACCAGGGCGATGGCGGTTGGCATGGTTACCCCAGCTTGGTCTTGTGGAGCACGAAGGTGACGACCCCGAAGATCTCCAGCTCTTGGCCTTCTTGCGGGTATATCGGCGGAAAATCAGGGTTGGCTGGCAGCAGGGCGGGGCAGGGGTGCTCCTGCAGCTTCTTGACGGTGAACTCGCCATCCAGGCAGGCCAGCACAATGGAGCCTTGGCGCGCAGTGATAGCCCGGTCGATGATCAGCAGGTCACCATCATTGATGCCTTCTCCTACCATGCTGTGCCCACTGGCCCGCACATAGAAGGTGGCCGCCGGGTGCTCCACGCAGATCTGGTTGAGGTCGATGGTCTGCTCGATGTAGTCCTGCGCCGGGCTGGGGAAGCCACAGACGGCAGGCGAGAGGAACAGTGGCAGCTCAAGGCTGTCAGGAGATGGTGCTGGGATGGCGAACATGGATGTGACTCGTTACTGTGTATTTGTACAGTATAGCAAGGGCTTTGACTGGCCGCATCGGGTGTCAGTTGGGGTTATCGGGTTTACCCTGGTAGCTATGCCTACCCATTAAAATCATTTTAGCGGCTAAAAATGTCTTGTTGTGACAAACCCTGCTTCTGCATCGGTAAAACCATTTTTAAAATACTATATAAGCAATGAATAGATGTTTTAGACGATGATAGGCTGGTGATAGGTGGGGATCGTTAAAGTGTTTAACTAACACCATCGCTTAAACTCTTTTTAGTGGGGGATGATATCAGTCTTAAAATCATTTTTTAGCATCTACCAATGGTTACTTTTGGTGCACATGAACACCCTAACAATCAATATTAAAAATCTGATGCTGCACAACTGCCCATGATTATCTGATTTTGTGATGGTATCATCATGTCGGTCGCACAAAAGTAGATAGCCTATTAAAGTCAGGCAGTATGCAGGTTCTGAGGTGGTTGGGGTGAACGAGTGGGTTCAATTGGTTCTCTCTCTGCCCGGCGCCGGCCTTCATCAAGATTGCAATCTTGATGGGTAATCAGCCTTAAAGCCTTTAATGCGGCAGTGTTGACGTCAGTGACCAGTCGCCATGGTTTGATGCGATGGGTAAGGCCAGTTAGGCCGTCCATGATGTAGCGGATCGTGGCAATGTTTATATCAGGTATAAAAAACATTGTTATCTATTATGATCCTTAGGCTTCAATGAGGAATGGATGGATATTTCACGTATTGCTTTTCTGTATTACATAGACTCAAGTTTATAAATTTCTTAACTAGAATCTACAGTCAGTAGGAAAATGCTACAGAAAGTAACTTTGTTCTGATGGAACAAATCTTCTCGCTCAATTTTTGTTAATAAAGAAATTGTCGAAAGTGATTGACAGGCTTAATTTGTGATCTGTAGATTATCAGCACTGGCAGCTCCTGCCTAATAACTTACGCATTCAATCTTTATCCGAGCAGGTGATGCCGGAGGCCCGTTATTATGTTGACGAAAGATTATTCCCTGCACTATTGGCTGGGTAGAGGCATTTTCGCATGCGAAACTCATGAAGGAAGTTTTATCGAGTTTCGCGTGGAACAACTGCTTAGTGATGGAAATTCGGCGCTCTTGCAGTTGCTCGTGGAGCAGGAGAGGTGTGGGAGAGATATGGGAGCAGGCCGGGCAGAACTGACCGCGTTGCAGCAGATGGCTGATGCTGGAAGGTGTCATTACACGCTGGTTGATACAACAAAACTGAGTTTGGAGAGAGATGATGGGTATCAAAGGGAAGACCGCCATATTGGTGGCCCTGCTCATGGCTGGGTATGGGACTTACGTACTGACAGATGGATTCAAGGCGGTGATGGGAACTGAGAATTATATCTCACATACGCAAGCCGCAATGTGTGTGGATGGGCTTGACGGTATCTTGCCTAGCGATCAGGCAGAGCAGTGTGCATCGCTGTTTACCACGCCTAGCCGATGGATAAGGCGCACAGTAGACGGATATGCGATCATGGCAGGCATGCAGATGAGCCGCTATGACATAAGCCAGATCCACCATGCCGTTATGATTGGCGCTCCGGAACGTATGGCCGAGGCTGAGTCATTCGATACGTGGTGGGAAAAGCAGCCAGTGAAAGGTAGTTGACAGACAAAAGCAGTTTTGTGTAGAGTCATTACCAATGATGGAAGACTGCACCCTAACGGATGTGGTCTTTTTTTTTGATTCCAAACCTCGGCTGCGCCGGGGTTTTTTCGTTTCTGGGGTGGATTCATGAATCATGAGCAGATCGCTACCACCGTGGTTGGTGAAGCTGCGAAGTCTGCCCCACCTGTAGCGGTGGTCAGTATGTCGTGGGCTGGTGTCTCTTTAAATGATTGGGTGCTGATCGCGACGCTGGTGTGGCTTTCAGTTCAGATCGGTTGGTTTGTCTGGTCGAACATAATCAAGCCGCGAGCCAAACAGGCGGGGTAGGCATGATCAAAGTGCGAATTGCCATAGCGGCGCTAACTCTCAGTGCTGCCGGCCTTGTGGGGATACTTAATCGGGAGGGGTATAGCCCAGCGGCTTACCCCGATCCGGTACACGGCACCAAGCTTCCCACCATCGGGTTCGGGAGCACAGAAGGGGTCAGGATGGGCGACACCATAACCCCTGTTGCTGCAGTGAATCGAAGCCTTCGGGAGGTGCGGGTGTTCGAGGATTCCCTCAAGGCCTGCATCCAGGCTCCCCTCCATCAGTATGAGTTCGACGCCTATGTCGAGCTATCTCACAACATCGGCCCAGGGGCCTTCTGCCGCTCCACTATCGTGAAGCGCCTGAACGTTGGCGACTATCCCGGGGCGTGTGAGGCAATCCTGTTGTTCAAGCGAGCTGGCAACCAAGACTGTTCTGCTCCGGGGAACCGGGTATGCCCTGGGCTGTGGAAAGACCGGCTGCGCCTCAATGCCAAGTGCAAGGGGGAGTGATGGTGACGATCCCGCAAAGCAGAGCGTTGCCGTTCCTGGCTGGCGCCCTGGTGATAGCAGCATTGGCCGGTGGCGGGGTAGTGCTCTACCAGTCCGGTCATTCCGATGGGAAAGAGGGAGAGCGCAAGACCTGGCAGGCGAAGTGGAATGAAGAGGCCACCCAGCTCGCCACCGCCAGAGCCAAGGCTGAGCAGGAAGCCCGGGAAGAAGAGAATCGCCGGCAGGCTGAAATTGATGAGGTGAGACAACATGCAGAACAACAGATTGCTAAGGTGGAAGCTGATGCTGCTGCCGCTGATAATGTTGCTGTCGGCCTGCGCGAGCAAGCCCGTCGTCTTGCTATCAGAGCCAGTCAGTGCACCAGCTATTCCGGCACTACCCAGTCAGGCGATGCAGCCGGACAGCCCGCAATGGTGCTCGCCGAGTTGCTCGGCCGGGCTGATGCGCGAGCGGGAGAACTGGCAAGAGCGTATGACCGAGCTCGAGCATCAGGCTTGGCCTGCCAAAGAGCCTACCTCTCCCTGACTCAACCCCATTAACCGAATTGCCGCACCGGAGTCACTCTCCAAAATGACGGGTCGTCCCATGTAACCGCGCACCGGTGCGGCCCCCTATTTGAACCATCGCTGAGACCCATCATGGAAAATCAACACCGCAAGATCAACGGCTACCGCGAGCTGAGCCAGCAAGAGATTGACCTGATGAACCGCATCAAGGCCAAGGGTGCGGATCTGCTGGCGCTGCAAGCCGAGCTGGTGATTCACCTGAAAGCACAGCGCAACGCATGCTGCGTTGAAGAAATGTTCACGGAGGTAATCGACCCAGTGGAACTGGCTCGCATTGATGCGGCAGAGCCACATCGCTGGGCCTCCATTGGCAAGACCAACATCCAGACAGGGATCATGGCGCTGGTTCGCGCTGTGGCTCAGCCAGAAGGTATCTAATGCCAGCACGAATCAAGCAGGTATGCCGAGTCCGAGGGTGCAGCACCCTAACGGATGAGGCGAGCGGATATTGCGAATGCCACAGACACAACGGATGGGTGCGCCACCAAGGCGGCCGCTCACGTCACCAGCGTGGTTACGGAAAGGAATGGGAGAAGATACGAGATGAAGTGTTGGCGCGTGATCGTGGCCTTTGTCAGACGTGTCTAGAGCATGGTTGTGTGACGCCAGCAACAACGGTGGACCACATTGTCCCAAGAGTTCAATGCGGCACTGATGATCATGGAAACCTTCGGTCTTTGTGCAAAGCCTGCCACGCTTCGAAAACTGCCCGCGAGGGGCGCAGGGGGTAGGGGGGGGGTATAATCCTTCCGGCAAAACTCCCTTTAGTACCGCCGCCTAGTTCGATTTTTATACCCGCGAAATTAAAAATTTAAATGGAGGGCGCGATGGCTGGTGCCGCTGCGGTGCCCGGGCGAGGACGAAAGCCCAAGCCGACTGGTCTCAAGCGGTTGGCTGGCAACCCCGGCAAGCGGGCACTGAACAACAAAGAACCTACCTTCACCCCTCTGCTGGGGGTGGCTTGTCCAGAGTGGCTGGCAGAGGACGAGTGGGCCCCAACACTCTGGGACATGGTGATCAAGGAACTATGTGGAGCAGATGTGCTTTGCGTCACCGACCTGCATAACCTGGAGGCGTTCTGCGCTGCCTACTCTCGCTGGCGTCGTGCTGAGCGAGAGATCATCAAACATGGTCTGGTGGTTGAAGGGGCAACAGGTGGGCCGGTCAAGAACCCGGCTTGTACCGTGGCCAATGAATCACTGAAACAGATGACCACCTACGGGGCCCTGCTCGGGCTGGACCCTTCCAGTCGTTCGCGCTTGATTGGCGGCAACAAGAAAAAGGGAGGGGGAAACCCGTTCGCAGCTTTGTAGGGATGGACTATGGCAGCACGCAAAAGTTATCCCTATGTCAACGTGGCCAATGGCTACGCCCGTGATGTTGTGCGTGGCAAAATCCCTGCCTGCCGCTACGTCATACAGGCCTGCCAGCGCCACCTTGATGATCTCGCCAAAGAGAAGTCGGCCAAGTTCCGGTTCCGCTTTGACAAGGACAAAGCAGAGCGGGCTGCCAAGTTTGTCCAGCTCATGCCCCATACAAAAGGGGAGTGGGCCTTCAAGCGCCAGACTCTCAACCTTGAGCCGTGGCAGATGTTCATCATCTGCTGCGTGTTTGGCTGGGTTCGCAAGGGCAGCGGACTGCGCCGCTTCCGCGAGGTTTACAATGAGATCCCGCGTAAAAACGGCAAGTCGGCACTCTCTGCGCCGGTCGGCCTCTACTGCTTCGCGGCAGACAACGAATTCGGCGCTGAGGTTTACTCCGGCGCCACCACAGAAAAACAGGCGTGGGAGGTGTTTCGACCTGCCCGCCTGATGGCCAAGCGCACCCAAGACTTCCTCGACAATTACGGGGTTGAGGTCAACGCCAGCAACCTGAATATCCCTGCTGACGGCGCTCGCTTTGAGCCGCTGATTGGCAACCCGGGTGACGGTCAGTCGCCATCCTGCGTTATCGTGGACGAATACCACGAGCATGATAGCGACGACCTCTACACCACAATGCTCACCGGCATGGGGGCCCGCCGTCAGCCACTGCTGTGGGGCATTACCACTGCCGGCTACAACATCGACGGCCCCTGCTACGACAAGCGGCGGGAGGTGATCGAGATGTTGGCCGGCACGGTGCCGGATGATGAGTTGTTCGGCATCATCTACACCATCGACGAGGGGGACGACTGGACGGATCCCAAGGTGCTGGCCAAGGCCAACCCCAACATGGGTGTCTCTGTCTACGCCGAATACCTGCTGGCGCAGCAGGCTAAGGCGGTCAAGTCGGCCCGCTTTGCCAACATCTTCAAAACGAAGCACCTCAACGTCTGGGTGTCGGCCAAAACCGCCTACTACAACATGGAGGCGTGGAAGGCCTGCGAAGATCGCAGCCTGACGCTGGAGC